AGCAGTTGTGTATCCAGTTCCAGGTGAAGCAATTTCGATATCTGGTGGAGAAATAACATCATAGTTTGTTCCACCATTATAAAGACGAACACTCTCAACTGGACCAGAGTAAATTTTGTCAGTTGACTTGTAGTTAATGATCTCAACACCGTTTACCAACATACCAGTTGATGCTGGAAGAGTTGGAGTGTCATTACCATTCTGAACATTCCTGTTCAGTGGGAACTTCTTCAGTAGTTTTTGTGGGTAGATATATCCACTCTTCTGAGCAGAAAGTGTAAATGTATGAGAACCACTAGCACTACTTGAGGTAAACTCAACTGGGTTATCACTTACAATAAGAGATCTTGAGGCATATAGTTTGATCTGGTTTGCCAAAGGAAGAACTTTGACGTAGTAATATCCTTCAGTTAGTCCAGTCAGAGAAGATGAAGAGTATGTGTAGTATACTTCATCGCCAGTGATAAATGGAACATTGCTACCAAAAGAAAGAATAGAATACTTTTCAGTAGTGCTATTGTATCCTTGTAAAGCACTTCCACTAGCAGATGCTATGGTTGCTCTAAGAACGTTCTCTGTGATATCATATGATGGTAGTGAGTTTGTGGCAACATAAGCACTACCACTACGGTCAGTGTAAATATTTTGGACATCACTAGTTACAGTGTTATTGCCGTAGAAAATACCAGTTCCACTACTAGATGCGGTGTTTAGTTTTCTTCTGATAGTGTAGATAACTGAGGAACTTGCGGTAAAACCACTTAGGTTATTAAGTGTTATTTGCTTGTTCGAAGCGTTGATACTGGCAACAACAGCATTACTGTGTAGAACAGTCTCTGTAGTTCCATTTAGAATATCTACATTATCTCCAACCTTGAGACTTGACTTATCAAGTTCACTCTTCAGTTGGAATGTAGAACCACTGATACTTTCTACATCAAATCTGGAACTTGTGTTGTAGATCCAACTGTTAGCAAATATTTCTTTATCGGTCTTATCAGTTTCTGGGTTAAGAATCTTCTCACCAACGTTCTTGGTATAGATCTTTTCTCCCTCTGTCGTCAGAAGAATATCATGAACAGGTTCAAATTCTGACAATACACCTGTGATACGGAGTTCTACCTTCTTAGCAGTATCTCCATTTTCATAACCAAAGAAGACCTCATCAGTTCTGAGATCAGTCTTGGTTGGGATTGCTGTACCAATACCACTACATCCAAGGAACTGGTTTACAGTTTTGCCTTTATACTCAATAGTATTTCTACCGGAGATGACCTTACCAGTGTCGGCAAAACCAACTGTAGAGTCAACGGTAACGACTGAAGACCCAACAGATACGGCACTGATGACTTTAGTCGATGGTTGAATCTCAAATGTACCCTCAATAAGATCTCTATCATCAAAACCAACAAACAAACCTAGTTTGTAGTAGGTGCTGATACCAGACCTGGTGAATATTTCTACTTCAGATACTGATGCTTTTGTTTCGGAGTCGGTAGACTTAGTGATGGTTTGACCAACTAAGTTGTTTGGATCGCCAGAAACTCTCTCAGCGATAATAACTTCTCTTCTTCTGTATTCAGCAGCAGATGGTTTTACAAGATAATCTTCTAGGTCGATGACTTGTGGGTCAACACCATACAAAACCTTAAAGAGAATTTTGTATGATTCTTCAGTTCCCTTTGATTCGTAGAGACTTCTTGCCTCTTTGATGAAGTTGTTTACATCGAGGTTTGATACAAAGTCAACATTCTCAAGACCTGGAGTAAAGGAATACTTGAGTTTGTTGTAAAATTCTTTGAGGAAACGGGTGCTTAAGTTCTCAACTGTAGAACCAACAGCATGAGATGCTGCTGATGAGTTCTCAAATATAAGTTCTTCGGAGTCTAAGTCTGTTCTGTATGAAGTAATTCCACAAAAACCTCTGATACATCCAGTAAAAGAGTTCGTAGTGATACCAGTATAGGTAAAGATTTCATCATTGATCTGGAATAAACCATATTCCAGAGGGAAACCCTTGGTTGTTGCTACCTGTACAGTATCAGTAGTCGATGAAATACCAGAGGAGAGAGTTGTCTCACCAACGATTACTTCAGGAGTCAGGTTATCTAACTTTAGGTACTGGTCTAGGTTATCAGAAAGGTCTGATGGACCACCCTGATATTCCTGGGAGATATAATATTGTTTTAGAAAATCTACTGTTTTTGGACTTTCTGAAAGTATGAATTCTGGTAGTTGACTCTCGATTATTTGCTGAACTTTTACCCTCTTCTCAAAGCCCGTTTGTATCATTTTATCCTCTCTTAAGTTCTCCGTTTAAGTAACTAGAAGTAACCTTATAACCGACGCCAGAGATCTGTTCGCCAGATGTTATAGTATCTTTAACCATATTTATGGTGCTATCAGCAACAGAAAAGGATAGATATAGATCCTTTAATCCGATGATGTCATTGGACTCTGGGAACGCCTGAATCTCAACAATATTGTTGGCAACTGCTGTAGACGTAATGTTAAGAGTGTTGAGAATAATCTCACCTTTAGTGTAGTCTACGGTGCCTGCTGACTTCACTATGACCTCATACTTACCAGTTTCGTTAATGTCCTTAACAATGGAAATAACGCCCTTGTCGCCGCTTCCAGGTACGTCTGTGAAGTAGAATGTGCCTATTCTACCTGCCAGAGTGAAACCAGTACTCTTGATATTAAAACCTTCTTTGTTGATATGGAACTTGTTACCATAGCACAACTCATATTGTGCCGACTGGTTGATAAGTGCCTTCAGGTTTCTGCGAATAACAACTCTTGTGATATTGGAGGTGATGGCATTATCAGCATTATCAATAGTTTGGCACAGTTTACTGTACTTAAACCTACCACCGAACTGATTGATATTTGCTCTTGCGAATGTATTGAGAACTGAAGATACTTTGGTCTTCAGGGCATTGACATTGGTGACCTGGGAACTGTTGTAGTAAACTCCAGAGTCAATTTCGACATACAGAACCTTAAGATCAGTAATTCTCTGGTTAATACCAGAAAGTGAGTAGTCTTTTAGTTTTGTAAGGATAGTTTGCTTGTCAAAGTCTGAAACAAAGTCACCATTCTTTGGTTTGATACTGATAACAACGTTTCCGAACTCTGGTGGGTCCAGTTCTTCACCACCAACAACCGAAACTGACTCAGTATTTGGGTAAATTTGCTGAATAATTGCTTCATAGTCACGAGTCGTCACTGCTCTATGCTGAGAAGCGTAAATTCTTGGAGCAAAATACTTAATTGAGTCAACACTTTCGATAGCACTACCGTTTGCTGCTGCATTTACAGTAGTAACACTGATAGTATTGGTTGGAATGACAGTATTTGAGAGAGAATCTAAGAATCTTCCTGAGAATGAGAAGTTAGCAGCGCCATTTCCATCTTCACCATCAGTAATAATGTAAGAAACAGTGATGATCGCACCATTTTCCAGTTTTTTGCCAAAATATCCATCTCCAAATAGAAGTTCGTACTTTTCATCCTGAACTTCTTGAATCAAATAGATCTCAGAGTTCTTATTGATATTGAGAATATTGTCAACACGCGAATATTCTCTTCCTTCACCACTATCAGAAAGACCTTTGACCTTTACAACGATAGTTGAGGTATCAATGAAGGAGTTATCAAGAACAAAACGCTGATCAAGTGAACCATCAACTACAAACTGCTTCTTGAGATAGGTTCCTTGATAGATTGTAATGTTATTAAAGTTGGCAACACCAGAGTTAATAGTCGTAGTGATGCTTTCTGGTATTGAGAAGATATAATTGCTGTTTTCTGATGTTCCTACACACACTAGACCCGCCTGTAAGGTCAGTGTATCAGATGCTGACGTAGTTTGTGCGCTCAAACTTACCGTTGCCTTAGCGGCGTTTCTAGAGCGAGGTACATAACCAATGTTTCTGGCGAGAGAAACGACGTTTTCCCTCAAAGTTGCCGAATCCAAGAAGGATTCGTTGACTACCATGTTCGCATTAAAGGCATTAATGTAGGTATTATATGCTAACGTGTCGATCAAGACAGAAAAGTTGGACCCCTCAAAGTCAAAATCCGTGAAATTTGAGTTAGCACGGAGATATTCTTTGATCGAGGTCCTTATCTGGTCAAAATCTAGGTTGGTAAATTTTGTAAAAGGCATCTTTTTATCTGGTAGCCTCTAATAAGAATGTAAATTGCTGAACAGGAACATCTTGACCGATGATATTATACAAAACAGTGACCTCAAACGTATTATTATCGGGTTGAGGGTCAACTTCTACCTTTACATTATTGACTCTTGGTTCGTAATTATCAATAGTTGTCAATATTTGCTCTTGAATTACGGTGGCAGTACCAAAATCAACAAAGTCAAACAGACTCGAACGCACATCAGACCCTAAAAGTGGTTGGAAAAAGCGTTCGTTTGGTATTGTTTGTACCAAATTGCGAATTGATCTGGTAATTGCCGCCGCATTCTTGAGAACAGGCAGGTCTTTTGTCACAGGATGGGGCTCAAAAGACAAACTAATGTCCTTAAATGCTCTTGATATCCTTGTGACTGCCATTTGTCAAGAAGTTTTCTTGCTTTATTTATATTTACACCCAAGGATTACCATATGTTGGTTCAGTTCCATAGCTCCAGTCATCATAATCTTCGTCATTACGAATCTTTTCATGGAGTTCTGTTTGCTTTTTAAGGTCATGACGAGGTGCAGTATCGTTCATTACCTCTGTTAGAACTCTTTTTTGGTCACTATGTTGCATCGAACCATAATCTGAGACGAGTTTAGTGGTTCCCCACATCTCTCTCATGTACTCTCTGTTCCTATCGACAGGTGATTGTCCCATTTTAGCTCCTGATTTGCATGAAATCAGAACTTTTAGAGGGGTTGCTATCCCTTACTGCTATTTATTTTCCCGTTCTTCGGGTGTTGTCCAGAAATAATCATGACAATCACCAAGTCTTCCCCATTTCACGCCATTCTCAACCTGATACCACTCAGTCGAAACCTTAAAATCAGGTGTTTTTGCTTCCTGTGGTGTCATTGAGATGTCATAGACTCTACATCTGTTGTTTGGATACAAGGCAAACTGACCATTATCAAGGGCAATCAGGTTAAATGACTTGTGTTCATCAGGTATTTCACTGGTAGAACAGTCAATTTCATCAATTGAACCATGATAGTTATCGAGAGTACAAATGTATTCACCCTTAATAGACCCAAAATGACGTGTACGTACCTCCCATTCCATTGATGCAACGATCTGCTTACAGACCGTTGTGACGTGATAGTCCATACAGTTCCAAAACTGTAAGTTCGGTAGGTCTAGGTCGGGGTCTGGTGTCT